GGGATGCTAACATTGCTTCTACTCTTGGACGAAATGCTTCCTGTAAAGCAATTTTTGCGTTTGCTAAAGCAGTTTCTTTAACAGCTTTTGCATCAGCGATTGCCTCTTTTAGCAAATCTGATTTTGCCATGTTTTTCTCCTTAAATTTGTTTTTTTTTTTGGAAATAAGATTATTTGAAATCTTAATAGAATATTTTATTTAATATAAACGCTATATAGAACGGATAGCGTATTCATACAATAAATATAAGCACGTTTGAAAAAACAGTAAAAAAGTCCCAACTTTTATGTTAGGACTTTAAATTTTCTTAAATTAATTAAAATTTGTTTTGCAAGTCTTGCATTTTTTGACTATACTTAGCCTTTGATATCATGTCTCTACGTTTAACACTAGGTTTAGTAAAAGTACGATTATCTTTAACATATTCTAATACGCCAGCATCTTTTACTTTACGTTTCCATGTTCTTAATGCAAAACTTAAATCTCGATTTACTACATTTATTGCAGTTGCATTGCCTGGTACAATGCTTTGGTGTTGTTTTTGTTTTTTGTTCATATATAACTATTAAATTTTTCTTTGTGGTTGTTTTGAAGCTTGTTGTTTAACATTAAATCTAAAATGTTTTAATTCTGGTTTTTGTGCTAAATATCCTTGAAGCTTCTGCGATTCTAATGCTGGATCTTGTCCTAATCGAAAATAAAAATATCCTATTTTGCCTGATGCAGAAATTGATTTTTTAATTACGGTAAATCCTTTACGTTCAGCCCATTCTTGAATTTCTTGTGCGGTTTGTTGTGCGGTTGCTGGATCTCGAAGTACATATTCAATGCCGCCGCGATAATCTGTTAAATTGTTAACTAATTGTGCTTCATCTATATCTATTTCTTGAATAGCTTTTTTACGTGCCATTCTTCGATTTTTTAAATATCGATCTGATTTGGTATTTTGTTTTCCATTATTATCAATATCTGCATCTTCATGTCCAACTGCATCTAAATCTTCAGTGGTCATACCAGGTTTAACTAGTTTAACATTCATACCCTTTTTTGCCATGGTTTCGGCTTGAGCAGGATCATCAGTTTCGATTTTACCAGTTGCTTCAGTTAACCCAAAAAAATCGCGATACAATTTTTTAAATTTATTCATCATGCACCTATATTATATTAAATTTTTTTATACTATCCAAATTATCCAACTTTAAAATAACGATTTAAACCTTGACCAATATTTTCATATGCCATGCTTAAACGTTCTTGCAAACGAGCCATTTCTTTTGCAGTGTCTTCAAACATTCTATAATCTTCTTCAAGTCGTTTAAAGTTTTTCTTGTGTGCAATTTCATTAAACCAATCAGCATCTTCCGTAACTATGCGTTGTGCTTTTTCTACAATGTCTCTTACTCGATCAGACAATTCATGTAAATCTGCCTTTCCGTATACAGATTCTCCCATTGCTGTAAAATTTGCTACCGCTTCTGTAAATGCTTGTTTTTCTTCTTTTGATAACGGTTGTTGATGATCGCCATTAATGGTTTCAATCAAATATTTAAGTGTGAATTGTTTCATTATATTATCCTACATTTACCATCTTCACATAAAATTGAAGTAATGATTTCGTTTGTTTTTACGTATTTATTTGTTGTTATATTTTTATTTATAGATTCATTCATGTGCGTAGGACGCATAAAAGCCCCATGGGTTGAAGGATTAGATACGAAGTCCCAACATATCAATTCAAAATCTTCTTGAACTTCTACAGTGCCTTCATTTCGTAATTCTTTTACTGAACCCAATCCGCGCGATGATATTCCTAATGTAATTCCTGCTCTAAATAATTCTTTAAGAATTTTACCAGACGGAGTATCTAATATTTGTACTGCTCCGTGTAAATCATCGCCTTTCCACCAAATTTTTAAAACATTGTGTGAAACATTGTTTAAGTTTACAACCGAAGATTCTGGATGATCTAATTCTCCTAATGCTCTATGTTGATTAATATATTCAGCTTGATACCGTTGACATTCTCTTTCTAGAATATGTTTTGGATATACTCGACCATTTTGATTTTTAGAACCAGCTCGTTGCAAAACACCTTGTACAACAAATCCTCCTGGTATTCCGTATGATGCACCATTTGATTCAGTTAATGAACCAACAGGCTTAAATGGAATATATTCTACTATTAGTTGTTTTGACATTTTATTCTCCTAATGCTCTCACGCGCTCTGATATTTTAATTAATCTTTCTGAAATTTTTAATAATGCTGATTCTACTGCAGAACCGTATCCGTTACGAGCAACTCCGGATTCTGTTTTTAAACGAGAGGCATAATTTACAGTGCGCTCAATTTCTTGTAATTGTCGTGCTACTTCTTTTATTGTATGTTTTATTTTTTGTTCAGGTGTTGACTTTGCATCTCCTGTTGAATATGCTCGATATGATTCAATAAGTTGTTCATACTTAGTATCCATCATTTCGAAAACAGATGTTTTATTATTAGATGTGCGACTTGGTTTATTTGGCATATGTTTTGATGGGTATTCATATGATTTATTATGCCAATCTTTATCATCATCACTAAATGGAAATTTATCATTCATTACTTCTTCTTCTGATTCTGGATGTTGATATGTATCATCTTTCCAACGAAACGAAGGCGGAGTATTTACAGATTCGTATGTTTTATCTTTATTTTTCCAATTTCCTGGTTTAGCAAATGCAGCGGGTATATTATATCCAGCTACACCGCCGGTTGCAGATATTTCATCTAATTCTTCTTCATTAGTGACATCTTGCGCATCCAAATCAATTGAATCATCTAATTCAATAAATTTTGATTCAATTTCTTTTAAAAATGATTTCATTAATGAACTCCTTTTAATTCTTTAATCAAATCAAAATATCGCAATAAAGAAAGTACGTGTGATTCTTTAATTGATTTCATATTTTCTACAGTGCATAACATTTCAGAAAGTTTTTTAACTTTAATTTTTGTAGCTTTGTCTGTAATCAATTTTGATTGTTCAGCCAATTGTTTTTTAATTGCCGGAATAATTTTTTCTATATATTCTCGCAACGCAACCGTATCATTTACATTGGTAATATACTTATTTAAAAGTTGTTTTTGCGATTCATCTAGTATAGAATATTTTTCATTAAACTTATCAACAAGCAATTTATATGTTATTAATCGTACATCTTTTGGTTGTGATTCAAACTGTTCAATAATTGGATCTTTATATTCTTTTTTTCGTTCTGCAATTAAAGTATTACGTATAATAGCAGTTTTGCATTCCATAATTTGTTTTGGGTTATCAGTTTCATCATATTCAAACAACATGGAAACTGATGCTAATGTTTTATAATTAGAAATATGAATTTTTGCCATATTTTCAAAAACAAATTTTTCTGAAATTTCTTTTACTAAATTATATTTTTGTCGTTTTAATATGCTCTGGTTTAGTTTACTATGAGTATTTTTTATACTACGTATATAATCTAATGCTTGTGCTTCACTTTTAAACTGATGTTCTTTTAATAATGCATTATACAATTGTAATTCTTTTGATAATTCTGTATTTTTACCAAAGTATTTTTTGATAATATCAACAGTTATTGTTTTATCAGAAGACAATGTTTCAGAAGTCAATTTTCGAACCAAAATCTCAAAAAGAAGACCGGTATTTTTATATTTCGAATGTTTGAGCTTTTTCATTAGTCCTTTTCAGTATTCGTTTTTTTAATAAATATGTTTAGTTTTATAAAATATTAGTTTCATCCAACATAGTACCAGAATCTAAATTCTCATCAATTGATTTAGATTTCAATGATTCCGTTAATATTTTGGATGATTTTGTTTTTAAATATTTTAAAATATCGTGATTTTCTGCTGCAATGTTGTTAGCAGTTTTTGTTTTTACAAATGCTGGATCTGGTTGAAATGCTGTTTTTTGATTTTCTGGACGAAATGCTTGATCTAATTCCTTTTTACCCGTAGGATCCCATCCAAAGGCATTTTTATGTTGTCCAAACTTGATTCCTTCTTTTGGTCGACCACCTTTATCTTTTTCTTCTACTTCATTGGATGACATATGAATTGATGCTAAATCGTGTGGCGTTCCAAACGATGCGCCCGTCACTGCTGGATCATTTCCTTCTTGTTCAATTTGATTTTGACGGAATCGCAATTTAAGATCTTCAATAACATTGGTTCTTTCTTGCAACCATTGATCTTCTGACATATTAAATATAAACTCATATATGTATTTATCTGAAACTAATTTAGAATCTTTCATTGCGGTTGCAAGTGTCATCTTTTCAGTCATTAACGCAACTTTTTGTTGATCATAAATAATTGATGGTGCTGTTAATTCTAATTCAAATCCAACTAAATCTTCACCTTCAAAACCTTGCGTATACAAATGTACAATTGCAATTTTATATAATTCTGATGTTACTATTTTTTGAATACGTTCAATCGTTCTAGCAAACCGAATATCCATCGATGCTAATGTAGTTTTACCTTCTACTGCTTCTGCATATCCTAAAAATGGTTTAGGAATTTTAAGTGCAGCCATCATCTTATCTTTAATATAAGTAATATCATCCATTCCGGTAAAAGTCATACCAGGTAATGTATCAATTGCAGTAGTTGAATTGCCTCCGCGAACTGGTAAATAATAATCTTCTAACATGTTATTAAGATTAAATTTTAAATTGTAATTTCCAGTTTGCGGATCTACGTGTGGAATTTTTTTCATCTTATTGATAATTTGTTCCATAAATGCATCTACTTCATTTGGCGGAATATTACCAATATCAATTTTAAAAATACGTTTTTCTGGAGCTCTCATGATGCGATGAATTAACATTGCATCTTCCATCATCATAAGTTTTTGAAATTCTTTTCGTGCACCTTCTAACATGGATCTACCATATGGTAAAAAATTAGAATCTGACAACATACGAAAATGTGCTATTTCATATACGTCATATGTTGCTTGTTGATTCGCAACATGTTTAAATGAAATTTTATATTGACCCGTTGCTTCATCATATTCTTCCCAACGTTCGATTTCGTAGCTAGAAAATGGTCTTGCATTGATAATTCCAATTTCATCAGCAATATCCAATTTTAAAAAGAAATCTCCATATTTTGTCATGTTACGAATCCAAGTCCATAGATTGAATTCAATATTCAAAATATCATAAAATAAATTATAAAGAATTTTTTGTATTTTGGTATTGTTTGTTTTAATAGTTAAAATATCTCCAAATTGATCTGCTAATGTAGATTCATCTGAATATATATCTAATGCCGAACTAATTATTGGATCGCGATCCATCATTTCATAATCAGCATAAAGCTGCATACGATTTTGATGCATATAATAGTTGGAATCATATCCGCCCATACCTCCTACACGATGTTTGTTTGCACCGTGCAATCTAGTATATCTATCAGCTACCTTAGTTTGATTTAAATTACCAACAGATTGCAATCTATTAGTATCTACTATCTTAAGTTTATCTTTACCATATGCACGAACAATCACGTTCGTAGCAAAAAGATTTTGTAATCGTTTTCTTAATGTTGGCATATTTTTAACTATTTTAATATAAATATAACTAGTTGTAGAACTGCGATGTTAACGTATCAACCACGTTAAATCTTCATCATTGTGACCATTATTCCAAGTCCACCCATCAGCTGAATTTGAAGGTCGACCTGTATATATTTTCGTTTCTGATTTTTGGAATTGTGAAAGTGCACGTTTATGCAATTCAATTCCTTGTTGTCGCAATTTAAGCGATGTATCTCGTAACCATAATCCAATACAAAATGCCATAACGAGGTCATCATTATACCCACCTTGTGATTGTGCTTTACCATTTAACCAAACAAATACAAATAATTCTTGTATTAATCGTTTAGAACGAATTACTGGAGTTCGTTCTCGCATATACATTTCAAGTGCTGATATCATTAATGGACGTGTACGTGAGGTTGTAGATACGCCAGGGACCATTTGAGTCTTATCCTTCATATCATAACCTTTTTTAAGTTGTACATCTATATCAACATATCCATCATCTTTATATGTATAAAATAAATTTTCATATCCTCGGTCTAACGCCGGTTGTATTGCCGCCCAACCAATATTGGCATTTTCAATTGCTAGTAATGCATTATTCCATTCTGTTGCAACTGACACGAGCATATTACCAAAATCCTTAGGTGGCATTTTTCCTTTATATTCAGCAACTTGTGATATGTTTTCTACATCAATAACATGAAAAGTAGACCAGTCGGCACCATCGCCGCGCGCGACGTCAGCTACTACTATATAATTTTTTTCATAGTTCGGATATTCCCAAATCCAATAGCCGTTATCAAAGCCTCTACGTTCAATTGGTTCACTGCATTTATTTTCATAATCTAGCAGTATAGCCCCATCTATTACAGTATGACCGGATGAAATAAAGTCGCAATCACATTCTTGTGCCGCACCTCGTTCTCCTAACAATTGAGTTTGTTCATCTCGCCATTGTTGATCGCGGTCTGGATGTACGGTCCAATGTAGTTTAATTGTATGAAATCCATTAATTTCTTGCTCAGCTTCTGACCATACCGAATGAAACCAATTACCCACACCATTCGGCGTAGACAATACAATCGCCCCACCACCTGTTGATAATGTTGCTTGCGATGCAATCCAAATTTCTTCAATGTTTCTAATGAATGCAGCCTCATCTATAATTAACAACGATAATGCTTCCGAACGTGCTCCTGTGGTTGCGGATGAAACTGCTTTAATTTGCGAGCCATTTCTAAATTTTAAAGAAAGCTTATTATCTGCTTCAATATTTCCTTTTAACCAACTAGGTAAATTGTCGTGCATTACCCGTACTTTTGTTACTAAGTTTTTTGCTACTTCTTGAGTTGTTGCAATAACAAGTACGTTGAAATCTTCTTTGAATAACATGCTCCAAAGAGCAAAGCCAGCTGACAATGTTGATATACCTAACTGACGAGACTTTAATATTACATTGTAACGATTATCTCGTAATTCAGTTAATGTATCTTCCTGAAAAGAATACAAATTAAATTTAATCTTACCACGTTTAGGATGTTGTATATAACAATATTGCCGCATAAAAAAAACAGGATCTTTAGCACACATCGTGTACTGTTGTTGTATAATCTGTTTTATATTTTGTGACATATTATTTTAAGATTTCATTGATTAATATTCCAGAGCCTAATGTTGTAAGTATTCCTGCAGTAAACCATAATCCTTTTGATTCATACCATTTTGGTTTAAGGTAACGTTCTCTACGAATATATATTTCTACGTTTTCTTGCAATAGAGCAATTTGTTGATCTTTGTAACGTAGTTGCAATGAATCTAATTTAATTAATTCGTCATGCTGTTTTGATAATGTAACATACTTATCAATTATTGCATTGTTAATTGAATCTAATGCATATAATGAATCTAATGTATATGAAATATCAACAATTTCTTGTTGCGTAAAACACGTATCAGGTTTTGTTTGCGTTAATGCAAATACCGGAAATAATAATATAACTAATAAACGTTTCATATTATTTTCTCGATTTACGTCCTCGACGTGTTTTATTTAAAATATTTTGTTTTGCTTCTTCTACAGGTTTTTCTTCTACTTGTAGTTCTTCTTTAGCTGTTTGCAATTCTTCAATTTCTGTTTTAGTTTCTTGAATTTCTTCTTTTATTTCAACACGCTGTTCTTCGATAGCTTCTGTTTTGCCTTGAAGCTGATCAATTTTTTGATTTAATCGTTTTATAAAATTTTCTTTGAATTTATCCCATTCTTTTTGTATTGTATTTTCAAATTCCTCAGGTGTCATTTTTGCCGACCAAGTTTCTGTAATACCTTCACTATTACTTACAAATTTCATTGATTCGGTATATGCTTGTTTTAAGAGTTCAACATCTCGTTCTGCATTACGTAACCATGCTAATGCATTTTCATGAATTTTATTGCGTTCGTATTCTTCATACGTTCCGGTATTTTTTAATTCATGTTCCATTTCAATTACACAATCGAAACACATACCATGAACTTTTCTCATTTGTTGATCTAAATGATGTGTACCAACACATGTACATACGTCTTTTCTACAATTGGGAAATGCACGTAATTCATCTCTTACGGATTGAAATATATCAGAATTTTTTGTTTTTCGAATTCGAAAACCTTCACGCTGTTCTACAACATATACGTTTCCATTTGCATCAGTTTCTTCCCAAACATCGCCAACTTCTCGATGTTCTGATTTGTTTTTTGCATCAGAAAACCCTACAGTTTTTTTGGTTTGAAACTTATGAGTGCCGTCCAACATTTGTTGAACAGCTTTAATGTTTTGTAACTTTTTTGACATGTAACTTTATTTTTTATTTTTATGTTCTTGACCAAACTTTGCTAATTTTTTTGTAGTTGCAATTTTTATCATTTTATAAGTATTTGCAATATCAGCTGCATCTAAATCTTTTGTAGCTAAATTAAGAACTTTTAATATATCTTTAACTTTAGCTATATTTCCATCTTGTTTATTTAAATGTTTAACAAATCGATCAACATCTAATGCTTGTTTTGTTTCTGGAGAAATTTCTTTTTCTGCTTCTTTGTCTGCATCTGGTTCAGCGGCAGCATCTGGTTTAGCAGCTGCATCGGGAGCCGGAGCTTCTGGTGCTGGTGGTGCTGGTGGTGCAGCAGGTGGAGGTGTAGCAGGAGCTCCTCCGGGTGCAGGTGCTTCTGCAGGTGGAGCAGGTGCTTCTGCAGGTGGAGCAGGTGCTTCTGCAGGTGGAGCAGGTGCTTCTGGGGCGTCAGCTGGAGCAGGTTCGCCTGCCTCTTTTATTATTTTTGCAATTTTTCTGCGAACATATTCTCTAACCAATCGTTCGTGCTGTTCGCGAGTCAAATTTTCAATTTTATCTTGTAATACATCTGCAGTTTCTTTTTCTTCTGCATCTTGTCGTTTTTTTAATCGTTTAGCGGCAGTCTTTGGATCATAATCGCCATCTTCAATATCTTTATATAAACGATCATCATCATTATATGTTGGATATAGTTTACCGTCATCTTGCATTTGTTTGTCTCGCTTACGCAAAACATTATGTTGCATATCTCCAGTAGTTTTAGGATTCATTCCGCCTTTTTTATCATCTGCGGTATAATCTTTAAGATCTTTTCTTAGTTTTGGTTTTTGAGACTTCTCAAAATCTTTCGGTGTTTTATACTTGCTTTTATGTCGTTCAGCCATAATTTGTTCCAATTTTAATATAAATATATCATCGTGCGTATTTCAATACTCCTAGTATCTGATTAACAGGTGCAAATGCTCCGGTAAGTTTGTATGTATTTCCGCCGTATGTAAATACAACTCCCTCCGAAGGAACAATTTGATCAAATCCGCCAAGTTTCTCAATGCGTTTAAGTTCTAATTCTAATTTTGCAACGGTTGATGGATTTGGATTGGTTTGCAATTCTCTAATAAGTTCAGCTAATTCTTGTTTAATTGTTTGTACCGTTTTTGATGGATTTGCTGCTAAGAAATTTTCTGCATTTTTTAATGCTACTGCACCTAATCTTAAAAACAATGTTTCAAACGGTTCCATATTTTGTTTATAATATCGTTTGAATTCATTTTTATCAAATTCTTGAACCCAATTTAAAAATTCTGGATTTGTGATTAATTTCTTAAGTGCCGTAATACTTTGTGATTTATCAAAGAATGCCCAACGGTTTATTAATGCGTTTAAAACATCTTCTGAAATATCATATCCCATTTTATCGGCTTGCGTTTTAATAACATCTCGCCACCATGCTTTATGATATTCAGCTATTTGATCTGTTTCTTTTAAACCAAATTTAGATCGTAATTGATCAATTTCATTAAAGAATGCAGCTTGTTGATCTTCAAAATTAGATATTCTACCAATTTTAATTTTTTGAGGTGGAATAAAGGAAAATGTTTTTTGCATATGTGCATTTGCATCTTGAATAATTTGTTGAACCATTGCACCACCGGTTAAATCCGTTTCGACTATATTACCTTGTTCATCATATTCAACCAAATTATGAAATTGCAAATGTGCTTTATCATATGATATAACATTTTTAGTTGCAGGATAAATAATTTCCATGTTTGCAAATACTCGACCATTTTTAAATATTTGTGCTAATCTATCTGCAGGTATACGTTGTAATGATTCTGTTAAGTCTTCAGCACATGCGCTATATGCATCTACTACTGTTTGATATGTAGCTCCTGCTTGTGCTCCATTTTTTGCAATTGATTCACGTTGTTTGCGTTGAAAATCAGCAATTAATTCTGCAGGAGTCATTGGATTAATAATAGTTCCTTTGTTTCGTGCAAATCCCGGTTGGCCGTTTTTCCAAGTAACTTGAATATTTTGACCATCGGTTTTTTCTGTAACTGCAGCTTCAATATCTAAACGCCCTTCTAATGCACGAGATACTATTTCTTTCATGTCATTAAAAGTTAAACCATGATCGTCCCATGGGTGTGCCATATGTCCAGCTGCGCCGCCTTCCATTAATTTTGCACCATATACGGTTTTTGGAAATTTATCAAAATCATATACAAATGATCTATCATCTTGTTTATCTAAAAATTTGTTTAATTTATTGATCTTGTTTTTATGTCGACGCGTTTCTGCATTGTTCATTGTAGCAGCAAACATTTCATCAACTTCTTCTTGTAATTGTTTTGTCCACCATTCTTTTGAAAACAATGCTTCTTGTAATCCTGTTGCAATTTGCCATGCATTTTTTACAACTGCATCTTTAAATTGAGGATATGATGCACGAAATGTTTCATAATCTCGATCTACTATTGCTTTACGTACTATAGTTGCTGATATAGGTGTGCCATCTGCATATGTTTCCGGATCTACGTCTATACTTAATTCGGTAGCATCAATTCCTATAGGAATTTTACGTCCTTTTTTATCGCCAATCGTTGCATACTTATCTACATTAGGAACAAATGTTTTTGCTCTAACATAATCATCTCCTTTTGCGGAAGCTGCCATGGCATAACGGCCCGTTGCATCCGTAGGTAATGCAAATAAATATTCGTATGCGGCTAATATTGGTGAATTGAATTCGGTAGGTCGAATTTGAATATCTGGATTATCATTGAGAAGATTAAACATTTCGATAGTTTGTTCTCTAGTAATACTGTCTCGCGATTGCGGCCCAATAAGCATAATTACTTGACCTACTTGTGGAGATTCAGCATACCGTTGAGCCAATGCTAAATGAGCTCCTGTTAATGGTTTAAATCCTCCGGGAAATAAAACTGTTATTTTATCCATTATGTTCCATTTTATATAAATATTAGAATTTTGGTAATGCCGGCGTAATTGTCGATCCACCAACAACTCTACTAGTACGCCAAACAAAGTTTTTCATTTTTAATGTTCCTGTTGCTGCAGTTGCACTCGTATATGCAACTAAATATATTTGAGCGTACATACCTTGTCGTTCTGCAAACGTTGTACTAACTGTTACTTCAGAAGTTTGTGCTCCGGATTCTATAGTAGTAGCCGGGACGCTAGTTCCGATTGCAATTGGATTTCCGATAGATGCATCATCTTGAAATGCACCATAATAACCAGATCCAACTATTGGACCTAAACTAGCTGTTGATACATATGCACGCATTTGGCAAGTAACTGCTGCCCCTGATGTATTGTTAATTTCATATGTAAATGAAACTTGACACTTAGTTTCTCCTGGTAAAATATATGTTTGAAATACAGATGCAGTTTGTGCATTAGTTGCACCGTTATCAATTAATGATAAATCTAATGAAGTTTCCGATTGATTAAAATAAACTATTCGTCCAATATTGGCTCCATCAACAAATTCATTATTAGAATCAAATAGTACTTCTCCTCCTTGTACTGCAATAAATGAAGATGCTGTTACATTGCCTTGTGCTGTTAAATGAAATCCGCTAGCAGAAATTTCAATATTACC